AGAGATAAAGTAACTACAGTATCATCTATTCAATCAAGAATGGGTGTTGTTGGGACTTATGACGGAGATCCTATTGCAACAGCAGCTGCTGCTATTGGAGAAAGTTTAGATATTTATTCTCAAAGAAGAATTACTATGGAAGAAGAAAAGTATAAAGCTGACTTCCAAATAAATACTATTAATACTATTAATAAATTTGCAAGAGAACATAGATTAGATCCAGAAGGATTTACCAATGTTACACAATCTTATATTGATGGATTAGTATCAAAAGCACCAGAAAGATTTAAAAATTGGTCTAAACAATATGCAAGTTTAAAAGCTGCACAAGAAGGTGATGTTATCTTTAATAACAGATACAATGCAGATCAAATAGATTTAATAAAAAGAAATGATGCAGCTAATGAAATATTTGTTGATGACAATCTTAAAAAGATTTACGGAATGGGAGTTAGTGAATTTGATAGTTATTGGCAAACAAGTTTATTACCTGAATTAGGAGAAATAATACAATCTTACGAAAATATTTATAATAGTTTAGATCCTCAATATAGATCTGGTATGCAATTACCAGAAGAAAAAATGAGAAGTTATAAACTAGCTTTTGAAGGTTCTAGACTTAATTCTAAAATTAAAGATTTATTGTCTTTAGCTGTTGCACAAGATCAAACAGATTATCTCGATCAAAATATTCCTTATGGAACTGGAGATACAAACTTAGAACAAGCTGTTAAAGAAATTAAAAACAATTTATTAAAAGAATACATTAATGATCCAAAAGATGAAGATAGTCCTTTTGCAGTATTAACAAATTCTTCTACAGGAGAAAGACAAGATTTAGCAGATAGAGCTTCAGATTTTATTGACAGTTTTGTAAAACAACAAGAAAAATTACAAAATAAAATAGAAACACAACAGCAAGTAAATATTGACGAAAGATACAATCAAGTTAAAGGTGCTATACAAAATTTCCAAGAAGAAGGTAGACCTAATAATTTAAAACAATTAAATCTAATGACAGATCAAATGGGCTTTAGTGATGAACAAAAAGCTGATCTAACAAGAGAATTTAATATAGCTACTGTTATTGAAAACTATGGAAGCAGAAAAACTATAAATTTAGATTCTGATATAGGATCAGCATACAGGTTATTATCAGATGAATTTGGTTACGAAGATATAACTTTAGAAGATGTTAAAGAAAAAATTATTAACTATAAAGTTATAGACTTAATTAACTTTGATTATGTTCCTGAAGAAGGTATGCCTTCTATGAGAACACTAGCAACTATTGATTATGGATTTGATATAGCAAATGATACAGCTAGTGAGGATTTAGTTAAAATATCTCAATTTGCATCTAATAATGGTGTTATTCCTAGTGAGTTAAATGAATTTATAAACTCAGCTAAAGGATTAAATTATAAAACAGAAGCTGATCGTATGCAGTTAGCTGAAATAGCTTATACTGTTAATTATTTAACAACTAGAGCTGGATTTGCAATAGACGGATTAGAATCAGAAATGGTAGGACCATTAATGGATTTACATGATATGATTAGCAAAATGCCTAGAACAGAAAATGATCCTATGGGTATTTCAGAACAATCAGCATTTGAATACTTTTTTTCTAAAATAAACAAAGATTCTTCTGTAAGAGATGAAATAGATCTTAAAATAGATAGTATTTTATTAGGTGAAGATATTGATATGGATAATATGATTCTTAAAGCTATTAAAGATGAACAAAAAAAACATTTTGGAATCCATAGCAAAACACCTATAGGTATTACTACAGAAAAATATTTAACAGAACCATTAATAAATTGGGGTCCTCTTAAATGGTTAAAAGTAACTAGTGATGATTTAGTTCAACAAGATATAGATAAGGTTAAAGAAGAAATTACACCTTTAATAAGATTGTATTTAAATAATCATTACATTAAAGCTGAAGAAGTAAACAAATATAATGTAGAAAAATACTTAGAAAAAGCAATTAAAATGAGTTTTACAACATTAGGTAATAGAGGTTACGGAGTACAATAATGGCTAATATAGTTAAATATCCAATTTATCAAACTTATGAAAATATGGGAATGAGCAAAGAAGATATAGAATATGATGCAGTAGATACTATTCTAAATAGAATTTATGGTATGAGCGAAAGAGAAAGAAATGATTTAGGGCTAACACAAGATTGGCTAGATTCTAATAATTTATATACCTATATCCGTAATGGTAGAATTAAATTTACTTATGACGAAAGATCAAAAGGTCCAATGCCTAAATACCATATCCATGCTGATATTGATGGTGATGGAATTTGGAACGCTATACCTAATCCTAACAATCCTGAAGTGTCTTTTATGCCTCAATCTACTATAAAAAAATATAGACCAGATACTTTGTCAAGAGTAAAAGCAGAAGTCTTTAATGATTACTATAATAACTTTTTAGACAATTTAGACAAAACAACTGGATTAGAAAAAAAGTATGGTTTTGATATTAGAAAAACACCTATGCTTAATAATGCAGTAAGAACTATATTTAATTTTGGAGCAAGTGCTATAGATTATGGTAAGGAGTATTTGGATAATGTAGAGCTGTTTTTTAAAGAAACACCTTTTTTACCAGATGTTAAATTTGACTCAGAATCACTAAGAGATATAGTACAAGAAAGACAACAAGAGTCTTTAATATATGAACAAAATAAACAATTATATCAAGACGAATACAAAACAGCTAAATATTCAGGAGTATTTCAAATGAGTAAAGACGGAGCAAGATTACAAACTAATAATATATTTATGGACAATACAGCTAAATGGGAAGGTGGATTCCATAGTATTGTTTACGATCCTAGATTTAGAGGATCATATACCCCTGATATATTAGGTGGTCCAGATGTAAAAACTATGAGTGAAAATTCTAAAATTACTCAAGAGTTATATGATTACATGACAGGAGAAAAAGGAGATCCTACTATTGGTTATGGTTTTTCTATTAATCCAAATACAGATGGTGGAAAGGCTAATATTCAAAGACTTAGAGATTTAGGATATAACCCTGAAAAAATTCTTAGAGGTGAAGAATTTTTATCTATGGAAGATGCTCAAAGAATGTTCATAGAAATATTAGATGAAAAGTTCCAATTAGTGCAAAACATTATTGGAGAAAGATTAGATGATAATAGAAATACATTCTTAGCAGCTGCATTAACAGATATGGCATATATTAATGCAAACTTTATAGGAGATAGATTTCAAACAGCTCTTAAAAATTATATGGAAACAGGAGATGAAAAATACTTAGGATCATTTGAACCTTATGGAGAAGGAACAGGAGCAGTTAGAGGATCTGAACTAGATCAATATGAACCTACTATTGGTCAAGAATTATATAATGACGGAATGGCTAACAAAGAAAAAGGATTAGGTGGAATCTACAAAAGATTTAATAATAACTGGCAGTTAATATCTGCATGGGCTAATGGTCAAAGTACACAATTCCCACAGTTAAAATATGAAGATGCACCTGATGTTATTAAATAATGGGAGATGTTTTTGTTAATACAGGTAAGGCTTATTCTTCAACCCTAGATATTACCCCTCGTACTAACTATCAATTTACAGATTTATTAGCTGATTTTAAAAATGTAGGACAAGGATTTTTAGATGAAAATCTTATTGCTATTGGAATTAAATCTGCTGTTGATTATATGTTTAATACAAACAGACAACAGTTTGAAGTAGATGATGAATACGATATTTTTGCAGATCCTCAATTTATTGGATATGAAAATTTAATTGGTAATTTTATTCAAGCCAAAAATCAAACACATGCAACTAAGTTATTTAATGATTTCAAAGAAAATCTAAAAAAAGGATATGGATCACCAGCCTACATTATGGGTAGAGTGTTAGGTGGTTTTACAGATCCTACTAGTTTATTTATGTTTACTAAAGCTGGTCAGTTTTTAATGACTGGAAGTCGTTTAGCTAGAGCTGGAAAAGTAGGTGGAGTTGTAGCAGCAGAAGAACAAGTTAAAAGATTATTTGATGATAAAAGAACCACAGGAGAATCAGCTTTAATTACTGCTGGTGGATTTATTATTCCTAGTTTATTTCCTACTATTAAAGGAAAAAATGCAGCTAAAAATTTTGATAAAAGTGCATCTATGTTAGATGATGCAGATGATGTAGCTATGAGTGGTAGTGCTGGTGCGGCTCAAAACAAAAGAGCTAAGATGATGACAGATGAAGATTATGCTGAATTTAATAAAATTAAATCTACAGGATTAGGTGTATTTGGAGAAAAAGGACCTTGGAATCCTGTTTTTAGAGTTTTAAACAATGGTATTTCAGCATCTCAAGAATATATAGAAAAAGTATTAGAAATTCCATTATTGCAAAACAAAAACTTTAAAAGAGGAATTACAGAACAAAGTATTGAAAGAAAAGTAAAGTCTAAATATTACATTATTTACCAAGCTGAACAAGCCATTGATAATCTTTATAATGATTATTTAAAATCTATGGGAGTTAAAAATCAAAACTGGGGTGAAAAATTAATAGGAGTAAAATTAAATAGAGGTAAAAACGTACTATCTCCTAGTGAATTTAGAAAAGAAATATTCTTAGCTAAAATGAATTTACCTAATAAAAATATACCTCAGGCTAAACAAGCTGCTATAGAAGTTGATAAATTTGTTTATAAAAAACTAGGTCAAGAATATATTGACGTTGGTGTGCCTTTAAACTGGCATAGAGCTTACTTAGAAAAAGCAAATAAAATTACAGCTAGTCTTAGAGAAAAATTTGCAACAAGAGGACTAACTGTTAAAGGTCAAGAAGCATTAGCTAAATGGGAAAAAATAACTGCAAGACTAGAAAGCAGAATTAAAATGTTTGAAAGTGGTGAAGGTCTTAGAAAGAACTATGTCAATATCGTTTGGAAACGAGATATGATTGAAGCTAACTGGGAAGAATTTAGTGATTTATTAAGAGAAACAATTAAAAAAAGATACCCTGAAATGAAAGGTGAAGAACTAGCAAAAATAGTTGCATCATTTAGAAAATATCAACCAGTTATAGCTTATGATAAAATTGATGATTTATTACTTAAAGGAGAATTAAATCCAGAAAAGATTGAAAAGATATCTAGTAGATTCTTTGCAAGAGATTTAGATATTAACTTAGAAGATTTTGTTAATGCTGGATATATTGAAACAGACATACAAACTTTACAAAAACTATATTTTAACCAAGTTGTTCCAGATATTGAAATAACTAAGGTGTTTGGAGATCCTTTAGGATTAGGTACACAATGGAAACCAGACGGAAAATATACTGTAGGAATACAACAAATAGCTGATGAATATGATGAACTTATAGCAGCTGCACCAACAATTAAACAAAAAAATAATTTAGCTAAAAGAAAAGATGAAATATTAGCTGATTTAGATGCTTCTATTCATTTAATTAGAGGTACTTATGGTTTAGCTGATGATCCTAATAGAGCTATTAGTAGAGGCATTAGAATGATGAAATTATATAATTCTCTTAGTATGCTAACAGGAATAGCTCAAGTAGTTGATACTGCTAGATTAGTTATGATTAATGGTATTGGTAAAACATTTAGAACATCATGGGAATTATATACTTCTAACATGGGTAAACAGATATTTAATATGTCTAAAAGATCTGCTCAATTAGGTGGTGAAGCTATGGATCTGTGGAATAGTTCTCGTGCTATGAGTATGTATGATGTCGGAGATGCTTTTGGTGTTTATAATAAATTTGAAAGAGGATTAAGTTCGGTTGGTAATCTATATTTTACATTCTTAAATTTATCTAACCCTTGGAATACAGCTGTTAAATCTATGGCTAGTTTCTTTAATGGAACTAGAATATTTGAGTCTGTAGAAAAATTAGCAGCTGGAAGTATTAGCAAAGTAGATAGAGCTAGATTATTAAGTTTAGGTATTGATGATGCTATGGCTAAAAGAATACTAAAACAATATCAACAACATGGTGTTGGAAAAGGTGGTAAAACTAAATGGACTGAATTAGGAGATGATTATAAATATTTAAGAGTAGCTAATTCAGATGAATGGACTGATGAGGTTGCAAAAGAAGCCTATAACAATGCAATAGGTAAACAAGTAAATATTGACATTGTTACACCAAGTAAAGGTGATGTGCCTTTATGGGCTAATACTGAAGTAGGTGGAATGATAGCTCAGTTTAAAAAGTTTGGTATGGCATCAACACAAAGAATGTTAATGCGTGGATTACAAGAAAAAGATATGAATCAATTACAAGGGGTATTACTATTATTAGCTGCTGGAGCAGCTGTAGATGCCTTTAGACAAAGAGCCTTTGATAGAGATTATAGTAAAAAACCATTTGGTCAAAAGATAGTAGACGCATTTGACAGATCAGGTATAGGTGGAATATACTCAGATGTTAATAATGCTATTGAAAGATTAGGTAATAATCAGATAGGATTAAGACCATTACTAGGAGCAAAAAAACCATATGGCACTTATAGAGATTTCTTTAATAATCCTGTGCCTGATATACTAGGTCCAACAGCTAGTCAAATAGCCAATATTGCTGATATTGCTTGGACTTGGGGTACAGGTAAATACAATCATCACACTGCTCGTAATGTGCGTAGACTATTACCATTCCAGAATGTATGGTTTTTGGATTCTATCTTTGATAAAATGGAGAAAGACGTACTAAGATAATGAGTATAACAATATCAGACACCAGCCCTAGAGTACAATATACAGCTACATCTGGTCAAACAACTTTTTCTGTTCCTTTCGAGTTCTTTGATGATGATGATATAGTAGTAATTAATACTAATGCTGGTGGTGTAGATACTACCCTAACTAAATCTTCCAATCCCTCTTTAGTTACAGAATATTCAGTATCTGGTGCTGGAGAAACTGGTGGTGGTTCTATTACTTTAGGTGCTGGTGCAACCCTTAATGATAAATATACTATCTATAGAGATCTTCCTATAGCTAGAAGTACAGATTTTCCTAACTCAGGTACGTTTCCTATTGAAACACTTAATACAGAATTAGACAAAATTGTTGCTATGATGCAACAAAATGAAAGAGATTTTAATTTTACCCTAAAAGCTAAAGCAACAACATCTACTGCTTATGGATTAACATTCCCTGAATTAGTTGCAAATAAAATTTTAACTGTTAATAGTACAGGAAATGGTCTTATTTTCTCACAAGAAGTAGGTAACTTTAGAGGTAATTGGGCTGCAAGTACAGCTTATGTTCAAAGAGATTTAGTTAAAGATACTAGTAATGGAAACATTTATATTGTTAATACAGCTCACACTTCTAGTGGTTCTCAGCCATTGTCTAGTAATGCCAATA